CGTGGCGCGCCTGACTCGCCTCGAGCAGAACCTGGCCGCACTCCCACCCGTGCGCGACGGCGCGCCAGGGCGCGACGGACGGGACGGGCGCGACGGCGAAGACGGCGAGGACGGGCTCGGCTTCGACGACATTTCGGTCGGCTATGACGGCCGGCGCTGTCTCACGCTGCGCTTCGTGCGTGGCGAGCGCGTGCGCGAGTTCCCGATCGTCGCACCCTGGCCGATGCATTGCGGCGTGTGGCGCGAGGACGCGGTGTACGTGCGCGGCGACGTCGTCACGCACGGCGGCTCCTGGTGGATCGCGCAGCGCGACACCCAGGCGCGGCCCGCCGAGGGCGAGGACTGGCGGTTGACCGTGAAGCGCGGCCGCGACGGCAAGGACGGCGAGAAGGGCGACCAGGGCGAGCCCGGCACGCCGGGCCGACCCGGGCGCGACCTGACGAACCTCGGGCCGGACGGGAGCAAGTGGAGCTAGGAGGGCGCACCGATGTTGTTATCCCTGTTGGCGCTGCTGATCGTGGGCGCGTTCGTCTGCGCGGTGCTGAGTGCGATGGGCAAGGCGCCGCTGTGGGTCGCCGTCGTGCTGCTGACGCTGGCGGTCGCGGTGCAGTTTTACCCGCTGCGGTGATGCATGGCCGCTGACCTGATCACGCTCGAGTACGCAAAGGCGCATGTGCGGCTCGACCACGACGCCGACGACGTCGACCTGGCCGCGAAGATCGCCGGCGCGTCGGTGATGATCATTCACTACCTCAAGACCGGCGCGAATTCGTTCATCGACGAAAACGGCGACCTGATCCCCGGCGAGACGGTGCCGGCCGACGTGCAGTCTGCCTGCGCGGTGCTGGTGGGAATGCTGTTCAAAGATCGCGACGGCGAACTCATGGCCGACTGGCAGCACGGCTATCTGCCGTTCGAAGTCACGGCGCAGGTGTATATGCGTCGCGACCCGGCCCTCGCATGAAGGACGGCACCCTCGCCGCCGGCCGGCTCCGTCACCGCGTCACGATCGAGGCGCCGGTCGAGACGCAGGACGCGACGACGGGCGCGATCGACGTCACCTGGTCGCCGCTGTGGGTCGACGTGCCGGCCGAAATCGCGCCGCGCTCCGGTCGCGAATTCCTGGCCGCGCAACAGCTGCAGGCGGAAGTCTCGACGCTGATCACGTTCCGCTGGCGCGACGGGCTCACCGCGAAAGACCGCATCCGGCACGGGACGCGCATCTATAACCCGGTCGCGCTGCTGCAGGATCCCGACTCCGGGCTCGAGTACATCGTCGCGGCGTGCGGCGACGGCGTGAATGAAGGCTGACCGTGGACGTCACGTTCACCCTGCACGGCGCCGAGGACGTCCAGCGCAAACTGGCCGCGCTCGGCGACGAAAAGCGCGTGGTCAGCGTCACGACGAAGGCGGCCCGCAAGGCGATGAACATCGTTCGCGACGCGGCCCGCAACAACGCCCGCGCGATCGACGACCCGGCCAGCCCGGCGATCATTCCGAAAAACATCGTCACCGCCAACAGTCCGCGCGGCGGCCGGCGCATCGGCGGCGTGGTGATGCGGGTCGGCGTCATGGGCGGCGCGAACACGCGCTCGCCGGGCGAAGGAATCGACGCGCTGCCGGGCAAGGACACGCGTCACTGGCGCTACGTCGAATTCGGCGCGGAAAAGGTACCGGCGCGGCCGTTCATGCGGCCGGCGCTCGAGAACAACGTCGGGCGCGTGTCCGACGCCGTGTTCGTGGAACTTGAACGGCAACTGGCAAAGCTTCCCATCTAAGAGGGTCCGGACCATGACACCGTTTTTTGCATTGATCACGCCGGTTGCGCCACCGCAGCCGGGACAGCCGCCCGGCATCTGGGGTGGCAGCAACGAACCGTTCCCCGGCTACTGGGTGCCGGGCGCACCCGGAGCGCCGGGCTATCAGCCGCCGACGGGTCAGCCTCCGGGCATGTGGGGCGGTTCCAATGAGCCGTTCCCCGGGTGGGGCTTGCCGCCCGAGGGGTGGAATCCGCCCGAGCCGCCGGCCGGCGCGGTCCCCGAAGGGAAAGCCCTGGTGATCCTGTACGTGCCGGGCGAGGGATTCAAAACGGCCGTCGTGCCGAAGCCCGGCCCGCCCGGCAACATGCCGCCCGCCGTGCAGCCGGTGAAGCGCCGCTGATGTATCCGCCGATCTTTTCCGTGTGTGCCGCCGACCCGGCCGTCGTGGCCCTGCTGTCGGACGGTGGCGGGCGGATCCGTTTGTATCCCTTCGGCGAGGCGCCGCAGCACGACCCGCACGTCTATGCCGTGTGGCAAATCGTGTACGGCGCCCCTGAAAACTCGTTGTCTTGCCCGCCGGACCTGGACCGGCACGGCGTGCAAGTCGACGTCTATGCGAGCAACTGTGACGACGCACGCTCGGCCGCGCGTGCGCTGCGCGATGCGATCGAAAGCGCGGCCTACGTGGTTTCCTGGAATGGCGAAACGCGCGACCCGACGACGCGCGCCTATCGCGTCAGCTTCACGTCGGACTGGCACTCACCCAGGGAGTGAGCGGGGGTTGATGCAATGGCTGTTGTGACCCGTGGAACGCAACTCTACTACCTGACGCCGCCGACGACCGTCACGGCGCTGGCCTGCCCGACCGCAATCACCGGACTCGACGCGCCGCGCGAGCAGATCGAAACGACGTGCCTCGAGGACACCGCGCGCACCTACGAGGCCGGCCTCGCGACGCCGGGCGCCGCGTCCGTGACGGTGCAATTCGACCCGTCCGAGCCGTCGCATATCGACCTGTACGACATGTGGGTCAACGGCGATCCGCCCGGCAAATGGGCGATCGGCTGGTCGGACGGCACCGCGCCGCCGACCGCGACGGCCGGCGAGTGGGACTTCCCGACCACGCGCACGTTCACCGAATTCGAGGCGACCGTGAACAGCGTTCCGTTCGATTTCAGTCTGAACGCGGTCGTCACGTCGACGGTGCCGTTTCAGATCTCCGGGTTGCCGGTGCTGCACCCGAAGACCACATGAGCGGGGACTTTACCCTCGAGCGGCTGCGCGCGATCGGAGGACTGGTTTCGGCAAGCACGGAGACACACGTCATCGCGTGGCGTGGCGTCGACGAAAACACGGGCGAGCCGACCACGTTCGACCTGTCGATCGAGGTCAAGCGCATGGCGTTCGGCTGGATCACGCGGACGATGCGCGAAACGCGCTCGCTCGCGAACGGGCACGACGAGCAGCGACTGGTCGAGGCGGCGTTGATTTCCGGCGGCGTGCGGATCAACGGCCTCGCGCTTTCGTACGACGAGGCGCTGCAACTCGAGCCCAATCTCGCCAATGAGTGCTTGCGCTTGTTCACGCTCGTCAACCCGATCCGCTCAGCCGACAGCGAGGCCTCCCCAAAAAACTGACGGGCGCCGAGGTGTTCTGGTGCGAGCTCGTCTTGCACGGCATCGGCGGCGCCACGATCGAAGAAGCGCAGGAGCGGTTGACGTACGCGGAGGCGGTGACGTGGGCGCGGTTCATGGAGCAGCACGGCACGCTGAACGTCGGCCGGCGGATCGACCGCCGGCTCGAGTGCGGGTTTGCGGGCCTCGCCGCGCTGATCATCAACCGCACCGGCGGCGATCGGGGCCGGCCGGTCAAGGCGGCCGAATTCATGGACACGCCGGCGCCGGTCGAGGAACTGACGCCGGACGTATTCGCGCGGATCGCAAAGACGGGACGCTAGATCATGGCTAACCGATCGCTCGGCACGCTGACGCTCGACCTGCTGATGAAGATCGGCGGGTTCCAGAAGGGCGCCGACCAGGCGGCGCGGACCTCGGCGAAACTGCGTAAGCAACTCGAGGCCGACATGGCCGCGATCCGCGGCATTTTCCGCGTCGCGGGCGCGTTCGGCGCTGCGCTCGGCACGCAGCAATTGCTGCAGGCGGGTGCCGCGGCGATCGAGTACGGCGACGAGATCCTCAAAGCCTCGAAGAAAACCGGCATCGCCGTCGAGGAAATGTCGTCGCTGGCGCAAGTCGCGGACCTGAACGACATCGAATTGACCTCGCTGTCGACCGCATTGAAAAAGATGCAGGTGACGATGTCGGAGGCCGCGAGCGGGTCGAAAGCCGCCAATGAAACGCTGGCCGCGCTCGGGCTCACGATCGCCGACCTCAAGAACCAGGCGCCGGACAAGCAATTCGAAACGCTCGCCGACCGCATCTCGAGACTGAAAGACCCGGCCGACCGGGTGCGGGCCGCCGTCGACCTGTTCGGCAAGGCGGGCGCCGATCTGCTGCCGATGATGGAGCAGGGCGCCGCCGGGATCCGCAAGGCGCGCGAGGAAATCGAGCGGCTCGGCGGCGCGCTGACACAGGAACAGGCGCAGGCGCTGGCCGACGCGGACGATGCGATCAAACGGCTGCACCAGTCGTGGAATGACTTCGCGCGCGACCTGACGGCCAAGGTGGCGCCGGCGCTCACGTACGTGTTCGACACGCTCGCGAACGCGGACCAGGCGCGCATCCTGCAAACGCGGGCGCAACAGATCGAAGCCCTGCTGACCTCGCGCGGCCCAACCGTGGAACAGTTCGCCGACACGGCGGCGTTGCGCGCGGAGCTCGCCGACATTGAGCGGCAACTCGCCGCGCTCGAGGAAGCGGAGCGGCGGTTGCTGCTCGGCGCCGGACGCCAGGCGACGCGGCCGGAGGCGCCGCCGGGATTCCAGCCGGAGCCCGACAAGACCAAAGCACCGACCACGGACGAATGGCTCGAGGCGATGGGACTCGGCGAGATCCCGATCGCGGTCGCCGAGATCAGCAAGAACGCCTACGACCAGATGCTCGACGAATTCGACGAGCGGACGGCGACCGCGCGTGAAAAGCAACTGGCCGAATGGCACCAATTCGACGCGGAACTGCAGACGCTACTCGCCGAAGGGCTCGACCCGTCGATCGCCGCCGAGCGCAACAAAGAGTTCATCGAGAAGATGCTGCCGGACATTGAATTGACCGCCGAGAAAATCATTCCGCCGAAAGAGGTCGAAAAGGCGAGCGAGTTCTACCTCGAGGCGATGCGCAACACGCAGGACATCGTCGCCGACACGCTGGTCAACGGCTTCGACGAAGGCGTCGACGGGATGCTGAAAAGCTTCGCGGATATGCTCTACAAAATGGCCGCCCAGGCCGCGGCGGCCAAGATCGGGGAATTGCTGTTCAGCGGACTGGCGGGGATGGGCGGCTTTTTCGGCAACCTGTTCGGCGGGTTCTTTGAGTCCGGCGGCTTTATCGCGCCGGGACAGTTCGGCGTCGTGGGCGAATCGGGGCCGGAAATTGTCATGGGCGGGCGCACCGGACAGACCGTCGTGCCGATGCAGCCAGCCGCGGCGCAGCCGGTCGTCAACCTGCGCAACATCAACGCTTTCGACACCGACGTGATCCGCGATTACCTGCTGTCCGCGCAGGGCGAGCAAGTGATGCTCAACTTCATCCAGCGCAACGGCTCGCGCGTGCGCGCCGCGAGCGTCGGCCGATGATCTGGCCGTTTCCTCCGGTGCGCGACATGCTCGAGGGCGTGGAGCACGTCACGGATGCGTTACGGGCGTTTTCCGAAGAGCAGCGGATTCAACTGGTCGCCACACCTCGGCGGCGGCTGAATCACGAATACGTATTCTCGACGCCGCGATCGTACGAGCGGGCGCGGCTGATGATGCGCGGCCAGCACCCAGGCGCCTTCGAGGTGCCGGACTGGTCCTCGTTCCCGCGGATCGTCACGGCCTCGGCCGGCGCGACCGCGCTGGCCTTCGACAACACCTCGCCGCAGTTCACCGCGGCCGATTCGCTCGCGATCTGGCAGGACGACGAAACGTATGAAGCGTTGACGGTCAGCGGTTCGACCACGGGCGGGCTCACCGTGTCGGCGCTGGCGAACGATTACCCCGAGGGGCACGTCCTGCGCCTGCTCGAGTGCGACTCGGCGACGGGCCTCGACGCCACGCACCCGGCGGGCCGGCACCGCACCGGCGCGATCGAGTGGCTGTGCTACACCGACACCGCGGCCACCGAGGACGCGAGCGGGTTCGGCACGTACCGCGGCGACTACCTGCTCACCGATTGCCCGGAGGTCGGCGAGGTCGCGCTGCCGGAATACGTGCGGCACCTGTTCAACACGGTCGACAACCAGATCGCGCGGCCCTTCCGCGACACCTCGCTCGAGCACCCGTCGGAAACGCTGGGCCTCGCCTGGCAACCGACCACGCGCGCGGCGGCCTGGTCCCTGCGCCGGCAACTGCTCGCGCTCCGTGGGCGTCAGAAAGCTTTCTGGCTGCCGACGTTCAACAACGCCCTCGAGCTCGCCGCGACGGCGACCACTGGGAGCAGCACGGTCGTGATCCGCGCCATTGGAATGCAGATCGGCTACCCGGACGACCAGTGCGACATCTTTTTCAGGCTCAACAGCGGCACGACGATCGCGCGCCAGGTGACGGGGATCACGGTCGGGGCGACGACTGAAACACTGACGCTGGCCTCGACGATGCCGCAGACCGTCACGCAGGCCGACATTCACTCGTTCTCGACGCTGCACCGGATGCGGCTCGCGCAGGACCGCATCGAATGGCTGCACCGGTCGGTCGTCGGCCCGAAAGTCGTGGTCGCCGCGCAGGAGGCGCCCGTGCCGTCATGACCTACCTCGCGCACGAGGAAAGCGAGCAGCAGGGCGCGCCGGTCGAGCTCTACGAGTTCATCACCGAGGACACGACCTACCGCTACACCTCCGCCGAGGTGGACGTCATCTACGCGAGCAATACCTACACCTCGGAGGCGATCTACCGTACGCCGCTGGCGCTGTCGGTCGAGACGGTGCGCAACGCGCTGACGCTCACCCTGCGGCGGAACAACGACGTCACCGACCTGTTCCGCATCTCGCCGCCCGACAACCCGGTCGGGCTGATCGTCAAGCGTTTCCACCGCGGCGACTCCGAGGTCGCCACCGTCTGGGTCGGGCGCGTGCTGAACGTGTCGTGGCAGGACACCAGCGGCGCGCAGATGCAATGCGAGCCGGCCTCGATTTCGATGAATCGCAACGGGCTGGGCCGCTACTACCAGGTGCCGTGTCCGTATGCGCTCTATAACGCCGACGATTGCAAGGTCGACCGGGCGGCGTTCACGCACGCGACGACGGTGACAGCAATCTCCGGATTGACGGTGACCGTCGCGAGCAAGCATTCGACGCACCCGTACCCGGGGGGCTTCATCGAGTTCACGACCGGGGCGCCGCCGATCACCGAGCGGCGATTGATCACCGCCGTGTCGGGCAACGTCTTCACGCTGTCGCGGCGCTTCTCGGACGCGCTGATCGTCACGTCCGCGGTGTCGCTGCTCGCCGGCTGCGATCACACGATGGCGACCTGCAACGGCGTCTTCAACAACAAGCTGAATTACGGAGGATTCATCGCCATGCCCAAGAAGAACCCATTCGCCGGCACGCCGGTGTTTTAGCCATGATCCCCGGCGCTGCGATTATTGCATCCGGAGGCGCCGCCATCCTGGGCACCGCCGCGACGATCGCCGCCTACATGGCGGTGATGCTGCTGACCTCGTACCTGTCGGCCGCCCTCGCCCCCAAACCGCCACAACCGAAGCCGTCGCTGCTCGAGGACTTCAACGTCCCGATGGCCGAGGAAGGGCGGCCGGTCGGCATGGTGTTCGGGCACGTCGTGATCAAGTCCGCGACGCTCGCCTGGTACGGCAACCTCGCGACCGAAAAGATCAAGAAAAAGACCGGCAAGAAGTGATGCGCGTCTACCGTCGCCACCTGTACCACGACACGCCGGCCCGGCAGTACTGCTCGCGCGGCTCGCGCGCGTTCTTCGCACGCCACGGATGGGACTGGTCCGCGTTCCTGCGCGACGGTTTGCCGGTCGAGACGTTCCTTGCCACCGGGGATGCGATGGCGGCCCGCGCCGCGCAGCACGCGCTCGAGGAGTCCCGTGGGCAGTAGCAAGAAAGTCACGGTTGGCTTCCGGTACAAAATGGGCTTGCATTTCGTGCTGTGCCGGACGCTCGACCGCCTCGACGAGATCATCGTCGGCGAGCGCTCCGCCTGGCTCGGCCCGCAGGCAGCCAATGGCACGATCAACATCAACAAATGGGACTTGTTCGGCGGCGACAAGCGCGAGGGCGGCGTGCAGGGCGCGGCTGACGTGCTGTTCGGCGCCGCCGCGCAGACTCAGAATGCCTACCTCGTCTCGCAACTGGGCGACCTGATCCCGGCGTTTCGCGGCGTCGTGTCGCTGGTGTTCAAGGGCGGCCGGGTGACTGGCAACAACCCCTATCTCAAGCCGTGGTGGTTCCGCGGCGAACGGATCCTGACGACGCACGACGGCTCGACGCAGTGGTACGCCGCGAAAGCGCCGGTCCCGATTCCCGACAGCGGCGTGCTGCCGGCGACGATGGTCGCGTCCGGTTCGTTCGACGTAAACGCGGTGACGAATGCCGGTACCACAGCTTCAGCCATGAAGCTGGTGGCCGGGGGCGACATTCAAGGCGTACTCGCGACCGACGAAGTGCGCCTGTGGCCGAAGTATCAAGGCACGTATCTCGGCTTGTCGGTGTGGGGCGAACCGGAATTGGGCGGGCCGCTGACCGGATCGGCTTATACCTGCTGGTACGTGGAAAATGACGAGACGTCGGCAAGTACCTTTGGACCGGGCGGTGGCCCCTTTGATGGCTACCAGGCTGCCTTTGACGCCGCCGCGATTGCCGCGGGCGCGGGCGGGTTCACCCTGACCGGCGCCACCCGCTATCGCTTCGGCGTGGTCGATACGCCGATCGACGACAACAGCGGGGGCACGTCCTGGTATTACGAAGTGTGGCGCGGCGCCGGCAGCTACCGCGCCATGAACCCGGCGCACATCGTCCGCGAGTGCCTGACCGACCCGTACATGCGGATGAACTACCCGACCGCGATGATCGACGACGCCTCGTTCACCGCGGCCGCGGACACCTTCTACGCCGAGGGGATGGGGCTCAATTTCTTCTGGGCCAACCAGGGGCCGGTGAAAGAGTTCCTGCAGATGGTCCTCGATCACTGCGGCGCCGTGTGCTACGCCGACCCGGTGACAGGTAAATTCGTGCTGCGCGCGATCCGCGGCGATTACGACGTCGGCACCCTCGATTCGTTCGACGAATCCAGCATCCTGTCGCTCGAGTCCTTCGAGCGCAGCGGCACGGGCGAGGTCGTCAACGAAATCAGCGTCTCGTATTTCGACGTCATGACCGCCAAGGACGCGATCGTCACGGTGCAGGACC